TTCCCGCGTTCTCCGGGCCTTTCTCCTGCCGGGATGACAAATCCCTCATCTTCTTCCCCGTCAGGGCTTCTACGGCGAAATCCACGTCTTTGCCGAAGGCCCTGGGGTTGGCGGCCATGTACTCATGGAAATCGCCGCGCGTATGGGGGAAGGAGTCCGGGTCTCCGTTTCCGTCGAGGACCCAGGCGTTGATGGCCGCGAGGTAGAACACGTCGGCGTAGGCCTCCATGATCTGGAGGGGGCTGTCGGTGCCGGCCTCGAGGGTCAGCCCCTTCTCGTCCTTGAAGCTGAAGAGGTGCGGGGTGAAGAGCATCGATGCTTCCACCCCTTCCTTCAGCTGGATCGTCCTCCGGAGGCTTCGCATGGCTACGAGATGCTCGGGTAGTGTGTGACCTCGCCGGAGGCGGTGATGCTGATGCTCCTGGTCGCGACGGTCCCCTGGTCGTTCGTGTCGCTGATGGCGGTCACGATCGCCGTGAAGACGTCACCCTGGGTGGGGGAGCTGCCGTCGAGCGTCCCGATGAAGACGCGGACGGTCGCGCCGGTGTGCAGCGCCTTGATCGCGTTGTACTGGGGGCCTGCGGAGGTGTCGTCCGTGAAGACCGTCACTTCCGCCGTCGCTCCCTTCTTGCCGCTGATGAACTGGGCCCACACGGTGGACTTGTCGCTCACCTCGATGGCTTCGGCCGTCCTGTTGAAGGAGTTGGTCTGTTCTCCGGAGAGCCAGGTCGCGGGGGTTCCTGAAGATCCGAGCGCCAGGTAGACGCGCCTGTTGTTTCCAAGTTCTGCCATGATCGTAGGTCGTTAGGAGATTGTCGGGGTGTGGGTGACCGCTCCGGTGGCCGTCAGGCTGATGGACCGGGTGCTGACCGTTCCCACGTCGTTGGTGTCGCTTATCGCGGTGATGATCGCCTCGAAGACGTCGCCGGCTGTGGGGGCCGGGTTCTGTCCGGTGGAGAGTGTGCCGATGAACACCTTCACGACCTGCCCGTTGTGCAGGGCGGAGAGGGCGGTGTGCTGCGGCTCGGTGCTGGTGTCGTCCGTGAAGACGGTCACCTCTGCGGTGGCGCCCTTCTTCCCAGAGATGAACTGCGCCCAGATGGTCGACTTGTCCGAGGTCTCGATGGCCTCGGCGGTGCGGTTGAACGTGTTGGTCTGCTCGCCTGCCAGCCAGGTGTAGGTGAGCGTTCCGGTGCCGGTCACGATGTAGACGCGGCGGGTATTTCCAAGGACTGCCATATTATGATGCTTTATGAATTTTCATTTTCGTTGCTCTGCTGCACCGGAGGGGTGTCGCTCTTGACCTTCTCGAGGAAGATCGTGAACTCCTGGAGGATCCGGTAGAGTATCTTGTTGGTGTCCGATGTCTCGGTGAGGTCCTGGAGCTGGGTCGGCACGACGCCGAGGCTGTTCCAGCCTGCCAGCTCGAACTCGTACTCGGTCATGAGGCGGAGGTTGTCCTCGTTCATCGTGACCGCCTCGGAGAGGCTGGACTTGCTTATGCTCTCGACGGTCAGGGTGACCTGCCGGAGGGCGCCTTCCTTATCGAGCCTCTCCTGCTCCCTGATGGAGTGGACCTCCACCCTGGGGAAGCTGGCGCCTCCGCCCACGCGGACGCCGGTCCGGGTCAGCCGCGTGACTACGGCCGTATATATGTCCCGGTAGGCGCTCACGTCGTAGCGCGGGTAGCGGCGGAATAGCTTGGAGAGGATGCTCATCTTGTTGCTTTGTTAATTGCGTCCTGCACGGTGCGGACGATCTGCCGCTTGTTCTTGTCGAGGGCCGGCACGAAGAAGGGGTGCGGCGTCGTCCCTTCCCTTGCGATCCGGACGGCCATAGCCCATCCGGCTGCCCTTGCTGCCTTCCAGTCTTTCAGCTGGAGTTTCTTGTATGCGTAGGCCGCGAGTTCGTCGGGAGGTGGCATCTTCCCGGCCCTGCGGCCGTATTCCACGAAGTAGGCGTAGCCGCTCTGGCGGTTCTGGGTGTCGAAGAATCCCGCATCGAGGTTCAGGTCGTCGACCTTCTGGACGCGGCCGCTCTGCCGAAGGAGGCCGGTGACCACCGACCTGTTCTGCCGGAGGTTGACCTGGGCGTCCGCGATGACGTTCATCGCCGCCTTGGTCAGCCCTCCCATCGCTGCGGCCCGGACGGTCCTGTCGGACGCATCCAGGGCCTTGAGGACCCTGTCCAATCCTTCGATTGAGATCGACCCTTCCATGTCCGTCAGGCGTTCGGGTTGTCTATCTGGTACCAGCCGCTTACGCGGATAATCCTTCCCCGTTCGTCCACTTCCTCCGGGGTGGGGAAGTGGATGTCGTGCCCTCTCCAGATGATGCCGTCGAAGGGGACCGCCGGCTTGCGGAACTCCAGGTCGATGCCGACCACGTCCGCCTGCTGGAAGGTCATCATCGTCTTCGTGGCGCTCATCTGTCGCACCTGGGCGTAGACCTCGAGGACCGGGGCCGGCTCGCCCACGCTCATGTGGCTGAATCCGTCCACCGTCGTGACCGTCCGGGTCAGGGTGATCCGTTCGTTGTATCTCCTTGCGTTCTGCGGTTCCCGTCTCATAGCGCCCAGTAGCACTTCTTGAGGATTGATGCCTGGCGGTCCGCCTCTTCGCCGTCGTAGATCGCCGTCGCCAGCTCCCACCATACGGGCTTCAGCTTGTCGGCGTCGGGCACGATCACCTCGTTGGTGTAGGTGACCGTCACGCTGGTGGCGTACTGCTCGACGATGATGCGGTCCACGTCAAGGGTGTAGGCCACGTCGTTCCCCTCCCGGTCGACTGCGGAGACGACCGTCTTCCCTCCCTGGTAGAGGGTGATGGCGTCGCCCGGCTTCAGGTCGTGGGCGGTCAGCTGCAGCGTGCAGGGAAGGAGCGCCACGTCGGCGTATTCCTGGACCATGAGCATCGCGCGCTTGAGGATGTCGCGCAGCATCCCGTCCACGCTATCGTCAGGGACGGATGCGTACATCTTCAGCTGCTCCAGGTGTTCGTAGAGCGGGTATTCGGCACTTATGATGCGGACCTTGGTCATCGGCTTCGGCTTTTAAGGTTCAAAGGGTGCCGGGGGTCCGGCACCCTGAACTTGTGGGAGGATTAACCGGCGACCACCGCCTTGGTCTTGATGGCCTTGTCGGTGCTGTCGATGGTTCCGGCGAGGGATGCGACAGGTCCGGGAGTGTTGATGGCTGCCTTGCTGGTCGCGATGGCTGCGATGTAGATGACGCCCTTCGCTCCGGGGGTGGTCACCTTGACCTGGACGGCCCTGCGGAAGTAGACGTCGTAGGCGTCATAGACACCGTTACGGATGAACTCGAGCTCGAAGGAGTTGCCTCCGTAGACCTCGACGCAGTTGGTGTCGACCACGTAAGCCTCACCGGAGGACAGGCGGCTGGTCGGGTAGATGGTCAGGCCGCCGAGCTGGCTCTTGGCCTGGTCAAAGATGTAGTTGCCGTTGGCGTCCTTCAGGCCGCGGAGGCCGGCGTAGGTCGCCCAGGTGACGAATGCTACGTTCGCGTTGTAGCCTTCCTTCGCGATCTGCATGGCGGCGTCGAAGAGGACGTCGGCGTCGGTGGCATCCTGGTAGGTGCCGAGGGCGCTGAAGGCGGTATGCTGGGCGCTGCCGTCGAGGCCGTAGACCTTGTTCGGGTAGGTGACGTCAACACCTGCGCCGTTGCAGATCTCGTCGTCGATCTTGGACATGATCATGCGGACGCCCTCGTTGGTGCAGTAATTGTACAGCTGCTCGAACCAGTCGGTGAACTCGGTGGAGATCCTCATGGTGTGGGCGATCTTCGCGAAGGCGCGGGTCTTCTCTGCGAAGGCCAGGTCGGACTTGTTGGTGTTTGCTGCGAGCTCGGCCACGTAGTCGGCCCCGTTCTGGGAGCTGGCCTCGATCCATCCGAGCTTGTTGGCGGTCCTGGGACGGATGCCGAAGGCCACGACGAAGGCGTTGGCCACGGGGACTGCGGCGTGGATGTTCGGGTCGACTCCGACTCCGAGGAAGGTGTTGGAGGTGAGGGTGTTGGCGCCCGTTCCGATGTCGTAGACGGTCTTCAGCTCGAGGGTCATGTCGAAGCGCTGCTTCTTCTCCTCGAAGGCTTTCTCAAGCTCGGGACGCTTCTCCTCGAGGGCGGCGCGGAAGGCGGACTTGAAGTCGGTGAAGACCTTCTCCTTGCCCAGCTTGTCGATGTCGGCCTTGAGGGACTTGATTGACTTGTCGAGGTTGTCGATTTCCTTCTCCTTCGCCTCGACACTCTCCTTTGCGGCCTTCAGTTCGTCCTGCATGGCCTTCATTTCGGCGGCTACCTTCTCGGAAGCGGCCTGCTCGATGCTTTCGCGCATCGCTTTGATCTCTTCAGGTGTCATTTTCGGGGGATCTTGTTTTTTAGTTTGGTTGTTGATGTTGTCTGGATTGTGATCCGGGTCGGCCTTTGCGCTGACCAGGATGGCCGCCGGGTTGGCGGCGGTAGTCACGGGGCTGACCTCGATTATCTCGATGGCATCGAGGACGCGGATGTCGTATTCATAGCCTTCCTTGTGCTCCCAATGGTACTTGGTGGCGCGGTAGCCGATGCTGAACTCCTTGACCGCTCCGTTCTTGAGGAGGATGGCGGCATCATTTCCGGCGGTCGTGGGGAGGATGTCCGCCTCGATCCACATACCGTAGTCATCCACGCCCTTGTCCGTGATCTTGCCGATGACGGTGGCGCGGTCGTGCTGCCAGCAGAGGGCCATACGGTCGGCGTTGGGGCCGGCCAGGAACTCATCGCAGGCTCCGGGCATAATGATGTCGCCCCAGCTATCGATGTTGCCGAAGGCAAGCGCGTAGGCCTTGATATGGAGGATTCCTCCCTCGCCGTCAGCCTTGATTTCGACCCTCGCAGCCGTAGACTTGTTTTGGATTTCCCCTCCTTGAGGGGCTTGTTTGAACTCTAATCGTTTCATTGTCGCGTGGTTCTGCGACAAAAATAACGAAGCAACGGTGTAATAATCACACCGAATATATCCACGTTTTTGGTATAGGGATTATTTCGGGCGGCGTATACAGGCGCAGGCGCAGTTGATAATCTCGCCTGCGTCCGCTCCCATAGAGGGATCGTGGGGGTACATCATCATCCCTCCCGGGAGGCTGAAGGGTTCCCTCTCATCCACGATGACACCGTCCATCAACTCGTGGCTGGCACGGGTATTTCCCAGGCCGCTGATGCACCATTGCTTGGTGAAGGCCACGTCAAGGGTCTCGGCTGCGAGGGCTCCGGCCTCAGCCGTCCCGATCATAGACTCGGTTTGTGCGATCCGTCGGCACTGCCAGCGTTCAAGGGTCGCAAGGTAGCCTTTGTATAGTTTCTTGGTGAGCGCTTCGATGCCCTGCCCGATGTCCTCGGCCATATAGGTCCTCAGGAGGACAAGCAGGGAGTTTTTCCAGGTCCCGGTCACGGACACGATCTCGTTGCCGGCGCGGAGGATCGCATAGCGGCGGAGCGTGGCCAGCCAGACGTCCTTTTCCCCGGCGGCCTTCTCCTGGCGGAGGATCCTGGCGACAGACTGAGCCTGGGGCACCCCGGCGGTAGTCCATAAGCCGGCCCACCACTCGGGAAGGTACGATGCCTCGGACAGGCTGCCCTCGATGAGGCCGGGCAAGGCGTCCGGGTCTGACAGATCCCGGGCGAGAGCAAGCACCCGGCGCAGCTCACCGCGCCGGGCCTTGATCAGCCGCGCCTCGTAGACGTTGCCCACCTTGAGCGTCTTGCGCCTCAGGTAGTCCTGGTAGCGTCTCTCGGCCGTTGGTATGGGCTTCTTGAGGGGCATCAGATCTCGGGTTCCTCCTCCTCGGTCGTGGGCTCGTTGATGTCGAAGGACTCGTTGCCGAACACGGTCCCCATCCCCATTATGGGCTGGTCGGCCCATTCCTCGGGCCTGGGCTCGTAGCCGTAGGCCTCGCGCATCTCGTTCAGGGTGGCGTGCATCTTCGTGAGGTTGTCCAGGATGTCGGCGGGATCCTCCTTGAGCACGTCGATGCGGTCGGTGTTCACCCGAAGGGTGTACTGATCCGCCAGACCCAGGTAATTGAGCAGATCCGCGCCAAACTCGTTTGCGAGCGGTATGGCGTTGGACTCATAGAGCGCTTTCTTGGCCTCCTTGGCATTTTCGTACTTGGCCTGACCGTAGTACAGGTCGATGGGGAGATCGTAGATGAAACACAGCGCATTGATGGCTTCCTTGTGGCTCGCGAGGATGTCGAGATCGACGGCCTTGCTGCCGAGCTCGTGCAGTTCGATGGCGGTGCGCAGCGCCTTGATCTGTCCCTTCACCTCCTCGCCGTTCAGCTCCTTCGTCAGGTCGTCGGCGCTCTTGGGGAGGACACCGAGGTTGTCCGGCTTCGGGGTGATGAGGGCGGAGGGGCCGCCGTTCTTGAGGGTCTGGTCCTGCCGGCGCATGCCCCTGTCGATGATGGACAGGTAGAGGGCGGCGACCACCAGCGGGGACGTGCCGAAGATGCTGGTGTCGTCCAGGTTGAAGTTGAAGCTCTCGAAGAAGTTGTCCGGTGCGATGACCTTCTTGTCGCGCCCGCCTCCCACGACGGTGATGCCCTCGAAGGGCTTGTCGTAACCGCCCCGCTTGCCCTCGACGCGGAAGCCGGGGATGACGTACATCTCCGTCACCTGGCCGAGGTTCTTTCCGACGGCCTTCGGGGCGTAGATGAAGCAGTCGCCATAGGCCAGGTAGTTGGTCGCCCAGGCGCGTCCGAAGCGGACGGTGTTGTAGCGGTCGTTGGGGCGGAACAGCAGCTGCATGACGGGATCGTTCTCGATGAACTTGCCGGTCTTGCGGTCCTGGAGCTCCAGGTAGGGGAAGATGTCGCCGACGGCCTTGGCGATCTTGTTGATGACGCCGTATGCCGGCGCGCAGCTCTCATAGCAGTGCTGGATGTTGACGCGCTTGACGTCGAGGTAGTTGTCCCTGATCGAAAATCCCTGGAGCAGAGGGGCAATCGCCTGGAAATACTCGTTGATGTCCCCGGCGTTATTGTAGTAGCCCTTGAGCTCCGTCTCGAGGGATGTGATCTTGCTTTCGAGGGCTTCCAGCTTACCGGCCCTCACGGTCTTGAATCCGAACATGTCTGTTGTCTTGTTTTGGCGTAATTATAAGG